TTTGAGTTGTCGTCATAGTCGGGATGCTTGTTTGTGATTAAAACCATTATGTCCACCTAGCAGGTTGTGCTGTAAATTCGTGTCTGCGCTTTATAGGCATTTTACGAACGACAAAATATCCAACCGCATCGTTCATGTGGTCGAATCCTGTTGATTTGTCCGGCTCACCGTTTTTGTCATAGGCTTGTTGTTCCAACCCAAGAGCAATGTTGGGGCATTTATCAATGTTTATGTAGTATAAGCGATGGCCTTCATTGTTGCAAAGAGCCATATTGACAGCCGCAACCCTGTCTTTTACCCTACCGTTCGCCCTTGGTGCGTTGATAGTGAACCCCGCGTTACGCAATAAAACCAAGTCGCTAGATGCCGCGTTAGTAGTGCTTGTTGCCCCACCGCTTGCGTCTGGGTAAACAATTATTGGGTTGTCTGGGTATCTGTTGCGCAAGGTTCTGATAACGTTCGGCGTGTCTTGGCCTCCGCTTATCTCATCGACTGCGTAAGCGTTGCCGTCTCTCATTACATGAATTGCAGCCGCCATGTTGTTAACGTTAAAGTCCATCCCGATGTGCAATGTCTCGTTTGTACTTGGCACTAAACCCTTTGCATTCAAAAGTCTGTCGTAGTTCATGTAAACCGTGCCAGACGTTAAGTTGACAAACTCACCTTCAATGTAGGCGTTTAGTAAGTTGGCTGGGTAAGTCTCTCTAAGCGATTCAATGTAACCGGCTGGCAAGTGAGGGTTGCTATAAGTTGGAGCCTTAATTAGCTCATAACTTTCTGATGGGTTTTTATACCAACGCTCATAAACAAACCTGAAGCCTTCTGGGGTTGTGCCAACGGCAGCCGTGTTTGTGTGTCCATTGGCCTTTTTTTGCCTATTTCTGGCAATAATCTTATTCCAAACATCATTAGCCTTGTTAGCTGGCAATGTGTCTAGCTCGTCAACCATTGAATCGCCAACTTCGTAGCCAACAATGGTGTCTGGGTTTTCCATTGTGCGAAAGATGATTTGACGATTGTTTACCCTTATAACGTGTTCGCTTCGGTTTAACTCGTATGGTATGCCAATATCATCTAGCGCTGCCTGAAATCTTGGGTAAGCGATTGTTCGAACTAGCGGGTAGTTTGGCAAATAGTAGGCAACGTCTGCCCCACCTTGTGAAAATATCTTGTTCAGCGTTCTAAGTACTAGGGCGTGTGTCTTACCAGCCCCAAAGCCAGCCACCATTGCTGGGAACAGGCTTGTACTGTTGACTAACTGCGCTTGCGGCTTTGTAGCCCTAGCCCTAAGTTTCACTAGCCACTACTTCAAATGACGTAACTTGGTGCGTGCTTGTAACAGTCTGTTTATCAGATTGCCCCAGCAAGTTCTTTCCTAGCCATATAAGCATAGGCACGTTACCTTCTTCAGCCGCTTTAAATTGCAATCTGCGTAGGCTTATTTTGCCTTTTGCGCCATGCTCTCTGTAGAAGTCCGCAAAATTTAGGTATCCGCGCTCTTTTAAACGCCTATCCAATGTGTCTTCAGATATCCGCCATATGGCACAAATTTCATCTTGTGTTGCGTTAATTTCTGCCAATGAAACAATTTTTGCAAAATCTTCGTCGCTTATTTCAATTCGTGGTCGCCCGACTTTAGAATCTGTCGTCATGATTGTTTATCCCATTGTTAAAACAAAGTAATATTATTTTAGCAAAAAAAAGACCACTGTGATAGTGGCCTAAAGTCGCTACAAACGACTAGGAGAAAGAGCCTTCATTGTACCCTGTCTTTGTTCAGCCGTCTAGCCTCTGCGTTGTAGTGCCTGGCAATCTCAACCAGGCCTTCTTTGGTGTACTTCCTCAGCGTGATGTCAGATTCGAGTAAGTTTAGCTGGCGTTCACCGATTCTGTCTATCAGCCGCTTGCGATACTCGACAACGTTCCCGCCAAGCCAGTTATTGCAATGCTTGCATTGACCATGCACGTTGTCCTCGACAAACCTCATGTGCGGAGCTGAACCAACCGACCTGTAATGTCCTGCGTCAAATGTGTTTGGCGTGCCTCCTAGAGGCTTGTCACACGATATGCAAGGCTTGCCTGTATCTCTGGCTCGGATGTACGAATTAAACGCAGCCTGCGCCTTCTTGACCAGTTGCGGTTTGGTTTGCAGTGCATCCAGCTTTAATTTTGTTTCTTGCTTGTCTTTCTTGACTTTAACCGCTTTGACCAGTTGCATAGCACACGATGTGCTACAACATGTCTGTAGCGGCCTCGTTGGTTGAAAAGTATCTTTGCATACCTTGCACTTCTTTGTTTTCATTCTCCCACCTCAAAACCTTTGTCTGTTGCCCAGCAAATGAGCCACTCTGTGAACTCGCTTGCGTCTGCCTTATTGAATTTGCGCGACTGTAGACCTAGTTGAACCACCCTTTGGCCATCTAAGCTCGGTGCTACCTTCCCTGCTGACCTGCCAGTCTCGCTTGCCCACTGGTCAATCAAAAACCGTTTCCAGCTTTCGCCGTCCCACTTAGCGCCTGCATGGTTTGCCTGTTTTGCAATCTGGCCAATAATTGCGTGGTACATCTCATTTTGTGGCTGGCTGCGAGTCTCGCTTGTGACTTCCAAAGTAAATTTCTTACCCCCCATAAAGTGGGGCTTCATCTTTTGATAAATGTCCGTTACCACCTGGTGCGCCTGTTGCGCATTGTGTAGCGTTATTTTCATTTTCTGTTTTTCTCCAATGTCATTAGCGCCCTAATATCGTCCGCGTATTTTTGGCCGTATTTTTTAGCCAATTTATCCATAACACCTCTAAACCACTGTGGCGCTTTTTCAGCCTGCCACTTGTAGCTGTACACCAACTCGCGAGCCAAACCCTTGTCAGCGGCATGTTGCGACCTTTTAGACTCGATGCTTTGTTGCACTCGGCGCTCGGATTGCTCTTTCTTTGTGCCATAGGGAATTAAAGACAACGCTTTTGCTTTTCTGTAAGTTTTGAATTCACTTTTAGTTGATGAACATTTTGGATTCCATCACCGTTTAAATTCTTTGACCTTGCCTTGCCACCGACCGTTCCAGCTTTCGAACGTCTAAAACTGGTGTCATCGCTAATAATACTTTTCCCAATAAACATCGTAAATGCATTTGGTATTGGTTCTTTTTTCATATAGCAAGCCATAAGTTAAGTGTAATTAATCCGCAAGTGACAAGCCCAACTGCAAACAGAATTACAGCCACAACCGATAGTTTTACTAAAACATTGCGCCAGCGTTGCGGGTTTTGATGTTCATAATTGATGTATGGTTCTGCGTCAATTGGTATTTGACTTGCCCTAACTCGGCGTTGTAGCCAAGCATTTGTTCTTCTAATTTCTTTTTCTGCGCTCATTGCTCTTTCCTAGGGTATTTATAAAAAACGTGAAAACCAATTACTCCAGTCATTTCCAACCTACCCGCCCAGCGAGGGTAGACGGCTAGTGTGTGATAGTGCGTTGACTTTCTCGTGTTGTCCTTTAACCTGCCTGTGATTGCCTTAGCCACTACCCGTTGCACTTTTGGCGTGTACGCCACCAACCTTGGGTTCCGCGCTCTGTAATCGTTAGCCCAGCTAAACTGCTTGCTTTGATAAACCACTTTGCAGATTGAGTTTGGCCAGCGCTGACTTGCGACCCTGTTTAAGACAACGTTAGCTACCGCCCTGATACCCGCCAGACTTTCGCCACGTGCCTCGTAGTGCAGATTGTCAGCCAAACATTTAGCTTGCTTTGAGTAAGGCACAGCCAACGCAAATGTCGGTAGCATCAACAAAGCCAGTAGTGGCTTAAGCACTGCCTCTTGCCATGACATATTTTGCGGCATGTAACCAGTAGTTGTTTAAGTGCTTAACACCTTCATGTCGCTTCTCAAACTCCAATGCTATTTCCTTACGCTCTGCCAACACTGCCTCCTTGTGGTTTTGCTTCATTGCCTTTGTCAAAGGGCTGTCTAGCCAAGCCTTAAACTCAATCGTTGTAGTCATGTTCTCATCTGCCTTTCAATAGCCAGCAGACGCTGCTCGGCTTGTTTAAGTAGCCAAAGCACATCAGGCCCATTGGCGCGAGTAGACGCAAAATAAAACGAGCCATCAGCTTCGTAGCCCACGACCACCACCTCTTTTAGCATTCCTACTGCTCCAGTCAATACCGCGTCTGGTTCAAGGTCAAGGCGCGTCTCGCCTGCATCTAGGCCGATGGGGAAGTCGATTAACTTAGCCATTGTTCTTCTCCTTGTTGAAAAAACTCATCTTGCTCATCCGCAGACATTTGAGCAAAGGTATGGAAGTGGTTCTCGCCGCAGCATTGAAACCGCACTTTCTCACCACCACAGTAGCAACAGTACTGCGTACCGTCTTCCATCATCTCTTGTTGTGTCATTTCACTTTCTCCTTATCGTTTATAACTTTTGCCTTCTTCGACCTCAGCACATCGCGGACAATACGTTGCGACTTGTCTAACTCACCCACCGTCACGATTTGTAATTGCTCGTCGTGTAATTGCATCGCCTCATCCAGCGTTTGCATCTCAGCACCCTTTAAGATGTAGTGGTCTGTCCTCATACCGCGTTTGCAAACCTCCAAAAGGGCGTCTAAGCCGTTTTTTGCAACAAAAGCATACTCAGTACCAAACCCCATTAGAACGAGCGCCTCGCACGTGTTTAAAGCGCTTATTAGTACATCCAGCTCTTTTCGTTTTGCCTCACCTTTGACAAGCATTGCCAGGGCATTGTGGTTCTTCAACTTCAGGGTCAACAGAGAGCCTTCGTGCTTCGCAACCGGTGTAATGCTTTCAATCACAAAAGCCAGTGGATTGATTAAGACGGGCTTGGGTTTGTATTTGGTTTGTTTTTTCATACTGTTCTTCTGTAATCTCACTAACAATGTA